GATGTTTGCGTACAAACCGGGTTTAGTTGCCATATATTCCTTAAAACAGTTTAGGGGTGACCAATGGGATTTGAACCCATTCTAAGACAGTCACAATGTCTGGTGCTACCATTACACTATGGCCACGCCTAAGCTGTCTTGCTTAGCGTAGTTACGATGTCGAAAGGTAGTTTTTTGGTTCATTGTGAAGTTAAAATATTACTGAAACGCCAGCTAATTTCTTAGCCACGTTAGCCAGTTCTTTTGTTGTCTGACCGCTGATAAAGGTATTGATTTCAATAGCCTTATCAATGATCTCTTCAGTTGTTGGGAACTGAGGAGCCAATTCTGCAGCCTCTTTAGTTGTTTTGTTTAACACTTCCCACGCCGCCATGTTGGCTTCGTGCTGCTTGATCATCAAGTCTTTAGCTGTGTTAAAAATAGAAAAGCGTAATTCAAATGGTGAAACCATGGTAAATCTCCTGTGTGTTGTGGTGTGTGTAAATGCCCGCATTTTGGTACAAAATCCTCACTGTCTTGGGTGTTGTGAGAATGCCAGTGTTCTATGAAGGCGCGCTGGCAGCCTTTGGCCTTCTTTACGGCCAGAGTGGGGTTAAGGAGCGTCTCACGACGTGTCCTATATTTACTAATACGCTTTTTTGAAGCCTTCCGCCCTAGTCCGGAATAATGATCTTGCGGACCGGCTTTTCCTTTTTCTTTTGCTCTTCTTCCATCATCTTTCTGAAGGTTGGCATCATCTCATTGACAATCAGCTTGGTCATTGCCTCTGCCTTGAGCCGGTCTTCCATCTCTTTTTCTTCGCTGTTTCGCTTAGTTCTCTCATCCACCGCGTTTGCAATGTTGTTGCCAAACTTGCGGTGCTTTAAGAACTGGCGGATGAAATTTTCATCACTCATCTTTTGTTTCCAGTAATGCCTTGAACTGGGGCTCACCTTGCTGCTGGATTAGCGCAATCAATCCGGCTGATGCAACGTATGGTGCCTGCCCAAGGATGTGCAGGATTGCATTGGTTTGTTTTACTGTGAATTTAAATTCAAGGATCTCGTTTTCCAACGGGTCTGATTGTTGTACTTGTTCTGTCATTTTTTACCTTTCTTTTTAATTGGGAACATTGCCTCTCTTGCTGCTAACTTAACTGGGTCTGTGCAATATTGATCTAATTCCATTTTGCGGTAGTACGTATCCATTAGCTTTTCCATTCGCATGTCGTGAAGTGCCTTGATACCAAGTAGTGCTGTGGCCACTTCATCTTCTGTCATTGGTCTGGGCGCGTCACCATGGTGCTTGTACAGCAGATCAATGTCTTCGCTGGTTTGCCACGCCACCATGATGGCTGATTCTAAGTCTATTTGGTTATTCATTTCATCCTCTTCTTAGCTTTTTTAAGTTCTGTTGCAAAGTCTGCGCTAAACCATTTACCTACGATTTCAAGGGCCGGCATCATTTCTTGATACGCCGCCACATCATCTTCGTGATTGACGGCACCACTTTTTAGCATTTGCTTCATGCTAACATAAGAATCTGCCAGCACATTTACCACAATCTGGTCCGCAAAATCATCATCAATTTCTACAATCATTTTCCACACTCCTCTATTTTTGTTCGTTTTGTAATTTCGCGGTCAATATACCAACGCGCCTTGCGTAGGTCTTCAACTGCGTCTCGTTTTAAATCACAGCGCCAAATATATTTAAGCGCATTGCCAAGGTTAAATCCCATGTGCTCAGTGATTTGAATACATTCTATTCCGCTTGGATGCTCGGTGTAATGTTTAGGCTGGTTGACTGGATCGTGCATGCTTTTTCCTTAATTCATTTTCAACAGCGGCAATCTCTTCAGGGCTGTCGCAAACCCACATAGTCAATATCTTATCAAACAAAGAGGTATCAATGTCTTCTACACCAGAGATGGTTTCAAATATCGGATAGCCTTTGTACTCATGCTCAACAATAAATGTGCTCATAAACCAAGTTCCTTTTTAATAAATTCAACACCTTTTTCAAAATGATACCGCCAATACTTTTCTGTTACTTTTAAATCTTTATATGTAAGCCCTTCTAAAAAACCATGAATAATTTCACGTTGTTTTTCGGGCATACGTTCATAAACCAAACGTCGTATATCTAAAATATCTTCAGGGCGCCATGGAAGAAATGGGTCAATTACATCCACGGGAATACCATCCATATCATCTTGCTCAATTGGATCTAACTCTTCATCGGATAAACGTGGGGTTGCAGCCTTGATTATACTTGTTTTTTTCATAGTCATACTAATACGCAATTTAGGTCATTTAAAAGTGCTTCTTGCAAATTTATTTTGCCTTCCAATACTTTTATAACGCGCTCGTCAATACTGTCAGACACGGTCAGGTGATGAATGATAACCGGTTTTTCTTGCCCTTGGCGGTAGATCCGAGCATTCGCCTGGATGTAGTTCTCTGAGCTCCATGGTAGATCGAACCAGACCGTCTGTGCTGTGTCTCCAACGTTGCACTGTAGATTGAGCCCGATACCTCCGGATTGCGGGTGGGCAAGCAGCATACGAATCTTGCCACCACGCCACGCTTCAATGTTGTCATCGTCCAGCACCACCGCTTCTGGGAACTGAAGACGTATTCGCTGGAGCGAATGCTTGAAATGATAGAAGACAAGTGTGGGGCTGGAAGATTCTTCCATGATCGACTCAAGGTATTCCAGTTTAGCGCGGTGTACTTCTTGGACATCTCCTTCTTCAGTATAGACCGCTCCCGATGTAAATTGGAGCATCTTGTTCGCCAGTGCCGCTGCTGTTGGAGCTGTGATTTTTTCTTTCTTGATGTCAACGACCATGTCTTTTCTAAGTTCGTCATATTTACTCCTTACGTTTTTGTCTATCTGAATAGGGTGGTACAGCTTGGTGCACTCTGGTAATTGCAAATATTCTTCTGCCTTGAGTGAGAAGCAAATGTCCTCAATTTTGCCTTGGATCTGCTTATCGGCGCCCGGCTTTAGTTTCCAACTATACACGACGCGGGTGTGGCGGTTCATCTGATCTGGCACCATGTACTTATCCCTAAACTTGGTAAGGCTAGTCTCTAAACGTTGCCCTAAGTCCAATATACCCACCTGGGACCAGAGATCAGACATGCCCTGAGGGGTAGGTGTGCCAGTGAGGATAACGCGGCGCTTAAAGCCCTTTAAATGCTTTTTGAGTGCCTTAAAACGCTTGGTGCTAGGATCCTTAAACCGGCTGCTCTCATCAATTACTAAGTTAGTGAACACTAACATATCTGCGGCGTCTGTAAGCCAAACTACGTTTTCAAGATTTATCAAATAAACATCGGCTTTGGTTTTCAGTGCGGCTTCTCGCTGGGCTGGTGTGCCCATGATTTTGACAACTTTTAACTGGCTCAAATGCTCCCACTTCTTGACTTCTGTATCCCAGACTGTCTCTGCTACTCGTTTGGGGGCTATGATCAATGTCTTGCCATCGAACTGTTCGGCTATGATTGTAAGTGTGGTTGTAGTCTTGCCAAGGCCTGGGGGTAGAAAGAGCCCAAGGTTTGGAATGGTCGTAGCTTTCTTGATTAGTTCTTTTTGATACGGGTGTAGCTGGTTTCTTTTGAGCATCTTTATCATTCATGTTTGTTACTCTTGTCACGGTTTTGTTTTTTGGTTAGGAGTTGTAAGTTCCAAGGCACATGCAAACCTGATACATTTTTACCATTAAGTGGAATGATGTGGTCAACTTCCCACAACTGTCCTGTAAATTGTTGCAAAATTTTTGCACGTTTGTACCATATTTTAATTTCCTCAACAAAAACATTTTTAATCCATTTGGGTTTTCTTTGATTACGTTTGGCTCTTACCTTTGCTGCAATTGCGTTCATGTTACCACGATTATCAGCTTGCCAATTTCTGATACGCTGGTTTTCTTTTTCATATTTAAAAGGACAACGCCAAAATTCAACAAAGTATTTGTCTTTTTTGTTTTTAAGATTGCCGTAACCCCAAAACCGAAAACCGTCATCACGATAATCACCTTTTTTAAAAGGCTGTCCGGTGTCAGGATTTAAGCGCCGCATTAACAAATTCCTCAACGTCTTCTTTTGATCTAAGAACATGAACAGGAAACCCCTGCTCACCCAGCTCGTCGAACACGAGCACTTGTCTTGGACTTAGTACCCCCGTTGCTGTTTTTAGTTCTACGAGGTACACTTTTTGGTTCAGAAACACTATCCGGTCCGGCACTCCCGTTATTGAGCTCAGCCATTTGAAGGAGAGCCCCGAGGACTTTTTCACTAGTTTCGTTAGATGCTGTTCTATTGCGCTTTCTAGAATTTGCACGTTTTTCATCCTCCGTTGCATAAATTGAAAATACTTGTTTAAAAATGTGTTCGCCTAAGTAGGAGCGTGACTCATCACCAATTTTAGATTCATCTTCGCCAATGTACTCAAAGACGTGAGTTGTTGTGTGGGATACCTCATGGTAGATAATACCCATGCGCTCTAACGCATCTAGTTTTGCCATGTCTTCGTAGTTAAACACGATAGCCATCATGGCAAACTGTGTGCCTTCTTGTTGGATGTAATGCGACTCAGCTAACCCAAGATCCAAGGAGTTATGTTTGGCAGTGATCTTGGAGTCTTTCAATGCCTGCTGAAAAGCAGCATCAGAAAAGCACACCTTGATCGTAATACCAAAGTGTCCAGTATCCGCTACGTAGTAGGGCTTATCGGCCAAAAGGGATTGTTGCTCGGAGTTCTTCGTCACGTTGTTTTTCCAATTCTTCCAATGTTGGTACGCCGTTTTTAAAAATAGTATCCCAGTTTTTATTAAACTGCTCTAAATTTTGTGGTGGGATTTGTTTGTCTCCCTTGCCGCCATCGTGTTTTGTCATTTTGGTTCCTTTGCTTTCTTAAGGCCGAGGGCCTTGCGTAGTTCATGGCTGTGTAGCTTCTTGCCTGGATCCTTTACCTCACCGGTTTCTTTGGCTACCTTAGCGGCTTCTTTGCGGTCAGCAAACTTGCCGTTGGATAACAGGAAGCCACGCTTGTCTTTCTTTACGCCAGCCTTTAGCTCGATCTCTTTGTGGGAGTATGCAGCAGTGTCCTTGATAATCTTGCCGCTCTTGGTCTTGATTGCTGGTTCAACTACTTTAATCTTTGTTGCCATTTTGGTTCCTTTGTTCTACGTGCCATTTGCACAGTTGTTTGTAATAAGCAATATCAATCTCGTACTGAATAACCTTCTTGTCATAGATTGCTTTTTGCTCTTCTAGGTCTTTGTCTTTTGGTTTTATAAACAGGCCGGCCATGAAGCCTATTAACAGTGCTATTCCTATGTCAATCATTTCGATGGTACCTGTCGTTAGGGTTGGCCAGCATGCTGGCAATAAGCTCGTCGGTGGTTGGGAACCACTGGATGACTTTGAGCCCGTCTGCTTGGTAGATGGTGAAGCTCATTCTTTTCTCAACATTTTTGCAATTTGGAAACAAAGTTCAATGTGCTCTGTTGGTGAATCAGATAGCTGTACTCTTAACAGTTTACCCTCTTTGTTTTTAAGTTGGCAAATTGCTATAGCAATAGCTTCGGCAGTTGCTGATGCGGTGTTCATTGCCATAAGTTCATCAATAGATTCTTGTGCTAGTTTAGTAATTCTTTCCATTGCTTCATTGTGTGTCATAACCTATTCTCCTATTCCGTGGGCGCGTTCGATGGCGCGGGCGAACTCAAGGTAATTAAACTGCTCAAACGGCTCTTCATTATCCAGCGTGTAATCTGTGAATGTGCACTGTTCCATAATTTCTCTAATTTGTTGATTAGTCAACGGGGTGCGTTGCGCATCTTGCCGGTCTTGTGTGGTGAAGGTGGTCATTCATCGTCCCTCATTGGCCATTCTGTATACATCATCGGTGTCCCTACAATATGCTCTTTGCCTGTCACTGCGGCAATAAATTCATGCGGGCTGACTTTGTTGTAGCTTCCATTGATTGCTTTTTCATAGTCACCAAACTTATCCTCAAACTGGGCAATCATCATATCTGCTGCAGCGATAGAATTGTCCTGCGCTTTTACTTGCTTTTTCAACGCCTCAATTTGCGCTTGTTGCTGGCGTAGCATAATGGCTGCTTGGTCAAATAGCTTATAGTCCGTTGAGTAATATGGTTCTGTTTCCTGAAGTGCATCAGCTAGTTCATTTGCGTTCATTTCTCTTGTGCCTTTCTTAGTATTGCTCTAGCAAAATCCACCATCTTTGAATCAAGACCAATCCAACTACCATTTGAATGTCTTACAAAGATTCCTTTATCTTCTGACCAATTA